ACGCACGGGATCGCTTCCCCACCGTGCGAGACTGTTTATCGAAGTGTGCCTCAATGCACCAAATTGATTAGATGACTGCGCTTCAAGCAAGCCCTGAGCGGTTCTGATGAGCTCATAGGCTTCCGCGTCCGTTTCCGCCCTGGCATCGAGCACCACTGTGAACGTGTCGATCTCGTTCTCCGAGCTTCCGCCCGTTGCCGTGACTAAGATGCTCGGGACGTCGAACTTGGCGGGAAGCGGTCTGACATAGACGGTCAAATAGTCCGTCAATGCCTGCCTGATCTCGTCTTCAATGTCGACTGGTCTTAAAATGTTCATGTTATGGCCCTCGTTAATACCTTATCTTCGGATTCGGCTGCTGCCGCATACTGGTCATTGGCAATAACAAAGCCTACCCATCGAGTCGGCTTCTCTTTGACATCGACCTTGAAGCCCGCAGCCGCATCCACACTGTCAAGACTCACGCCCGCATAGTTTGCGACCGCGTTCTGATAGATCCTGTCAGTCGTTTCCTGAATGACCTGCTGTGTGCCTTCTGACCTTAAAATGCCTATAAAGCCTGAATTGATGAACTCGATGTTCTTGATAGCCTTGTTAGCCATGATAGCGCCTCAGTGTTATCTGGATGTGGTCAAGCCTGCCTGTTGCGGAAGGCTGGATTCTCACATCGCCGTAAACTTCATAGACTTTGCCGTTGAAACGGATCCTGTCTCCTGCATCAATGTCCGCGTCAGGCGGAGCAAAGAGCGTGTAAAGGTCAGATATGCCGAGAACTCGACCGTCTTCCGACAACGTGGTGGAAGCAGGCTGCATTGAGCACCCTGCTATCTCCACTTCATTGACATTAGTCCAGTCGAAGATCGTCGAGCCTCTGGATGTTGTCGTGCTCGGTCTGACACGCGTCACGATCTGATTGCAAAACGTAGGAAGCATTAGAATGTCCTCCCCGGTCTCGTTCTCAGGTCGATGGCACCGAGTAACTGCTTCCTGAATCCCAGAGCCTTCTCATCAGATGGCCAGAGCTTGATCGCTCCGCTTGAGTTGGGCAGTGAGTATGACTGACTGACGGAACCTGCTCCTTCACTGAAAGAGGTCGCAGGGAGCATGTTTCCGGGAGTGTTGAGTTCCCTCATCACCACATCACAAGTAACACACTTGACGATATTGGCATAATCGGGATCGGCAGCGATCATCTGGTCGATGTCCTTGCCGACACTCTTTGCCTTAACTCTGATGAGACTGCTAACCATCGGGATGAGCTTCTCAGCTCGCACCCACTCTTCGGCCGTGAGTTCTCTCTTGAGGTCAATTATGTCTTGAACTGTTGCATAATCTGACATGTTCACACCTCATCACTTCGTTGTTTTCTTTGTTGTGGTCTTTCTCGTCTTCTTGACGGGTTTGACCGCCTTTTCCTCTACGGGAGCAGGAACAACGGCAGGCTCCTTTGCAGGAGCCTTACCGCCTACTAATTCCCAATTACCGCCCAGCATGGAAGGCGCATCAATGACCGCACCCGTCTTACGATTGCGGAACTTCATAGATTAAGAACCTGAAGCCTCGATGCGTGCGAATGCAGCACCGTCAAGGATTCCCCAGCCTACGAAAGCCTCAGCTCTGAGGTAGACCTGGTTGTAGCCCTTGAGGTCCTTATCAGCGTTGTCAGGATCACCGTATTCGATTACGTCAAAGTTGATGACCTCTGCATAGCCCCACTTGAAAGCGTTCTTGAAGTCACCGACATAAGCGTACTCGCCAGCAACGGAAGAAACAGTGGAGTTAACGTCGCAAGGAATGCCGTTGAGAGCTCCGGGATTAGCGCCGAGCTTGAACTGAGGATACTGAGATACACCGCTCTCCTTGATTGCAGCAAGGCCAGATGCGAAAGTAGGAGCAAAAGCCATACCTGTGTTCTCATAATCACCGATTGCAGCGACTGCGCTTGTGAGGTTGCCCTCGAGGTCAGATGCGTCATAAGTAATGTCTGTGACGTCTGTGTTTGTGTCGAAAGAGTTGGTTCCGATCAGAGTGAGAGCCGGAGATCCTGTTGCAGGGTTAACGCCGTGCATAGCCATGATGTCGAGGCCGCGAGCGATCTTCTTGGAGAAACCTTCCTTGAATGCCTGGAGGTATTCAAGCTGCTTCTCTTCAGAGCAACGAACGAACTCGTCAGAAACTCTGACGCCGTACTCGATCTTGACAGGGCGGATCTGAACAGAATCGTTGGAGTTGGTGTGCTCAGCCTTCTGTGCGTTCTCGCCGACAAGGTTGATCTCTCCATCGAAAGAGAAAGTCATAACGTCTGTGCCGCTGAAAGGAATAGGTGTCTGATCGCTGAGCTTAGCGATTGTTGAGTGGCCCTTTGCGCCGATGAAAACTTCCCTTGTCATCTCAGCGGGGAAAACTGTTGCTGTAAATGCCATAATGTGCATCCTCCTGTAAAATTAGTTGTTTTTTATGCCGTTGAGAACCGACCTCAGAGCATTTTTGCCCGCGTCATAGCTCTCGCCTGCTTCTGTGTTTTTTGTAGGTATCGGCTGTGCGCCAGCTCCCACGAGCTTTTTGAGGGATTCAGCATCGGCACGGATGGACTGTTCGTCGTCTCCGCTGATTCTGTCTATCCACTCATAGGAAAGACCGACCTCATGAGCGATCCGAGACTTTAATGAGGCTGTCTCGTAAGCCTTTGTTTTTGCCGTAAGGTCTGCAATAGTCTGTTCGTCGCCCTCTCGAGCCTTCCTGAGATCATCAAAAGCCTTGTTAGCGTCATCTATTGCCTTCTGGTGGTCCTCCGGAGAGATCCAACCTTCGTACTTCTTCTGCGTGGTCTCACGCTCGCGCTTCAGGCGTTCCTTGATGATGTTGTCCAGCTCTTCCTGGGTTTCGATAGGCTTGAAGCCTCCCTGATTTTCTTCTGACATGGTTTTTGTCCTTTCCCCGAGTTCAATCCGTTCGGTAACGTAAATTTATTAGTAACCAACGCGTTGCTTTTTGGCTTCTTTAGCCGTGGAGCACGCGTGAGTTGCCAAAACAGCAGACTCCATCAATGCGACTTCGATGTCGTCATCAAGAGTCTGGTACCCGTAACCGCCACCCGAGCCGATGGCTCTGTGCTTGCAATTAGTAACACTCTGCCGCAAGGCAGGCTGCCCTTTGTGACAGAGTGTTTTGTTTGCTATGGCGGTCTCGAAGTCTGATGATGCCTGTATAACTTGCTTGACTGTTGCAGCGGTCACACCCTTGAGCTTTTGCTCTTTGCACTCCCTCTGGAATGTCTCGAGCCCGGAAGCACCGTCTACCAAGACTGCTTTGACCTTGCACTTCATCAAGAAGCTGATTATCCAACTGTTGCCCTCTCTCTGGTCCTTGCAATCAATGCCTTCGACGAATATACGATCGTCTTCGGTCTTGACCGCGATCGAGAGGCAGGTATTCTGACCATCTCTGCCGAACTTGAGCCCCGCAAAGAGCGGACCTTTGAACTTCGGCAACGTGGCCACCTTGAGTGCGTCCCATTCAGGAGCGCTGACTGCGGACTGCTGATTGTAACGGATCCACAAGCCGAGGCGCTGGATGTTGAAGTCGAGGTCATCGCCGTTGATCTCGTCCTGGATAACTCTCTCTGTGAGGATCGTTCCCAGGGAAGGCGATGTCTGATACCACGCTTCTTTGTCCTTGACGTTTGTCTTGTGGTCAACTGACCATTCAGCCCATCCGCCGTTGATCGTGTCACCCTGTAAGGTTTTGTCACGATAATCACGGAAGACTGTGCCGGAGCTCACCGCCGTCGGAGGTGTTCCGCACATGATGATCTGCGGACCTGTTTCCCTCTGGCACGAAGACGTGACATAGTTCAATGCCGTCTGCTGCTGCGTGGTGTACTCCTGCGCCTCGTCGATGACGAGAAGGTCATAACCTTGACCGAGTGCTCCGGAACTGGTCCTTGTTCTGAAGTCGATGAGGCCGCCCGTCTCAGGCATCTCGATGCGCTCTCGGCCGTAGCCTTTGAACGTCTTGATCGGAATGCCAATGCACTCCAGTCTTGCCTTCAGTCTTTCCCAGGCAGTGTGCGCGGTGTCTGTCAGGTGGGCCGTGTGTATCATGTGCTCACCATTAAACAGCCCCCAGATCTCTCGCTGGGTTAATATCTCCGTTTTTCCGTTTCGGCGCGGAACCGAGTAACCGAACTTTGTATGCACCCAAAGCCCGTCATCGTTCACGGCCATAATGTCGTTCAGCATTAACGCCTGCCATTCCTGGCAGACGTTACCGCTCATGTTATACAGTTGGACTGCTTCATCACCGTAGGACTTCTCATACGGTAATATGACAGATTGAGTCGGGATCTGATTCCCGACTCTACTCATAACTTGCTCTTACCTCCTTCGGGCCTGCTCGTGATCGTGCCTGCATGGTCAACACCTCACTTCTTCTGATTATTTACCCTCTCTGTATAGAGGCTGGAATTGCGTTCTGTTACGAAGTCGATGGTGCAGCGGCAGTTCTCGTGTCTTCTCCACACATCGTTCCCTGTGTCTCTGACCTCGTTGTAGTCATAGGTGCCTGCCTGAGCTTCGCACCACTTGCAAGCTCCGCCGTCCATCTGTCTGACCACGAGTGTCCGGATGCCCGAGCGGAACATCAGGTTCGCGTTCTCTCTGATGGAGTCATCGACGATGCTCTGTGAGAAGTTGGCGAGCTGGTCCCAGAATGACTTCTCGATGTCCGAGAAGGTGTCCGCATGGTTCCGGAGTTCCGTAATCATGCCCTGGACTCTGTCCCAGTCGAACTTCGGTTCCTGGTATTTCAGGTTGTACCCTGCATCCTTGTTCATCTGCTCTTGCACCTGCTTGCAGGCCGTTGTGACCATCGAATGGTCAAGGCCGAGCGACTTAGGAAGCAGGTCGTCGAGGTCCCACTCGTCAATGTTCGTTGTGGGCGCGTACCTTTTGAGGACTTTGCCCAGGTCTTCGCCTATCCTGGCTGCGAGCTGGGACGTGGTCTTGTATGAAGCATTACCGTCACGGATGGACTTGTAGAGCTTCTGACAGGTCTTGTCATTGTTGACCGTGTCCATGAACTCCTTTTTGATGTCTTCATACTTGAGAGCCATTATTCAATACCCGTTATCCTTCTCATTCTCTCGGCATCAATGAATCCGCTGCCGTTCTCGAACGCCTGGTTAAGTTTGAGGACACCGTCACCGATAGCTGAGAGCATCGCAGCGTCAGGCTCGAATGTCGGTTTCCACAAAGCCTTTGTCTCAAATACTTCCTCGCGCAGATATGCAACGTTATCGCGAATACATGCTCCGAGATAACCGACATTCTTGAAGCCTACGCTAAAGCACCTTTGTGCTTTGGTTGCCATTAGCCTTAACGACTCGTGTCCCGCCTTGATAGCCTCCGCGCTGGAAGGATTGCTTGTCAGAAATCCGAGGTCGTCAAGTGTAAGTCCTGTCTCGCCCGCGAACATGGAGGCGATCGCCTTGAGCTGTTCGAGATGCGGTGTGAAGCTCGCCATCTGGAACTGTCCAAGCGTGGGCTTGTCACCATCCTCATCCTTTGTGAACGTCAGGAGCGCCGACATGGAAGCCTGCCACGTGTTGAGCATCTCGGCATCTTCCGAGAGTCCCGTCGCATACTTCTGCGGAAATGAATAGAACTCCGCAGAGATCTCCGAGCGCTTGATGGTTCTCATCGCGGACCTTGTATAGTCCATGCACGCTCTTGAGATGCGTGAATGACCGAACTGCCTCTTCGCATCGGGCCTGTATATAATCGGAACCAGTGCGCAGTAGTTGCACTTGAATGTCTCCACTGCGGTCGGCTTATCCTGTCCCTTTTCGTAGATCTCCGTCCTGCCCGGCGTGCAGTATGCCCACATCGTAGGAACGTCATCATCGTTACGATCGAGAACCGCATAGCCTTCTGTCAGGAGCTTTGTATAATCGTCGATGGTTCCCGTGGCGTTTCCACCGTCAATGACCTGGAAGCGGACACGCTGGCCGAGGTCGTTCTTCTCGCCTCTTGTTACCAAAACAAACGAGCAGGAGCTGATGGTTGCCGAAAGCATCGCGTCATCGTAAAGGATGTCCGGATTGTTCTGGTCAAACATCTCCTGGAAGTTGTAGTTGTCATGGTCCCAGCCATCGAACTGGAGACGGTCCACGAGATTGTCGACCGCTTTGGTGCACCATCCGTTGACGTTGTTAAACCATCCCAGCCCGTCAGGAGTGGAAATGCCCAGATCAGGAGCGAACTGCTTCTGCTCGTAGTATCTGTAACGAACGAGCACTCTTGTGCGCTTCTGTTCCAGTTTCTTCTGGAGATAAGCTATACCTTTCACTTCTTTGCACCTCTTATCTTGCTCATTATGTCGCCGGCTGACGGCTTATCGTTCACGACTTCGCCTTCCACGAGGTCGATAATCTTCTGCAAGGTCTGTATGACCTGGATGCGGACACCGTCCCCGGTCTCGTCGCTGTCTCTCAGCTTCTTGAGCGTGTCGGTGTTTTTCTTTGTCTGCGGATCGTCTTTGTCGATCAGCTTCTGCATGGTCTGGACGGCCTGCAATCTGACAGCAGGCAGGTTGTCCTTATCGTCGCGTATCTTCGCGAGCATCTTGATATTAATCTCTCTTTGGTTTGTTTTTGGCATGGTTCCACTCCCCTCCTGACATGAGGATAAGGCACA